CCGCCGCTACCCGGCGCTGTGCACGCTCTCGCTCATGCTCACGGGCCTCGGCGTCACCGTCCGGGCGCTCGCGTGGATCCTCTCGCACGACGGCTGCTCGCATCCGTTGGGCGCGGTTGTGGCAATGCTGGCGCTCGCCGTCGGCGGCGTGTTCGCGCTGACGCCGCTGCTGCTGCTCGCCGCGAGCGATGCCCCGTGGCTGTTCCCGGAGGACTCCGAGCGCGGATGACAAAGTCTTGGCCGGGTGTCGTCTCTTCTTCATCTTCCGACGCGCGGCCGGCGACAAAGGCCAGTCGTTAAAACCAAATAACCATAACTCAAGATTCTCAAACCGGTGTCGCGCCGGGACCCCTGCGGGGTCGAACCTATCCGGCGCGGCATCATGGGGCGGCGCAGGTAGCCCCCGGCCGAGATCACGCGGGTCATGACGCGGGGCAAAGGCCGGGACCCGGTTCGATTCCGGGCCGTCCACGAAACCACAAGGTTTCAGCCGACAAAAAAGGACGGTCCCCGCTGGCACGGGGACCGCCCGAAAGGAATACCCAAGAGAAAGGATACGTCGTGAGTGCAACGGTTTCAAATGCGCTGCCGGGACTGGTCACGGTCAGGCAGCTCGCCGAGCATACCGGCTACAGCCGTTCGACGGTCTACAAGTGGAGCTCCGGGGAGCGTCCCAGCCCCTATCCGGAGCCGGTCCGGAAGAACGGCCGCGTCATCGGCTGGCGGCGCGAGGACGTGGAGGACGCGGACAAACGCAACCGGTGCAGCCGCGCCGAATATCTTTACGGAGGTCAACGATGAACCAGAACAGCACCGATGAATCCAACGATTTCGGCGACGCCGACGACTGGATGATGGCGATGCGACGACTCAGCGAGCAGCTGCTGTACGGGCTGGACTCGCTCACGGCGAAGCCGGACGCGCAGTCCCTCAACAACCTCCTGTTCATCGCGTCGCTCCAGAGCGGCGTGAGCATCGAACCCGGCGTGAAGTCGCTGCTCGACACCGACGAGATCAGGCTGCTCGCACCCCGCTGGCTGCGCATCCTGCGCGATGCGGCCGACGCGCTCCTGCAGGTCGAGGCGTCCATGGTCAGGCAGGGGCAGCAGGGCACGCCATGCACGCAGATACACGCGGCCGCCGGCCACGCATTGCGCGCCATGGAGCCGGTGCTCGCGCTCGCCGCCACGCGGACGGGAGGCGATCAGCTATGAGCCGCATGACCATCGACAAGGCCCGCCGAAGCACCGACATGTTCTCGCTCAGGCGCTTCGGCGGGGCGGGCACCACGAAGGAGAGCCGCCATCAGGCGTGGCTCTCCTTCCGCACCGAGGGCGTGGGCGGGTCGGATATGAGCACCATCCTCGGCTTCAACACCTACAAGACGCCCTACGAATTGTGGTTGGAGAAGACTGGCCGTCAGGAGCCGGAGGACATCAGCGGCAGGTGGGCGATCATCAAGGGCAACGCGCTTGAGGTCGAACTGCGCCGCCGCTTCCGCCAGCTCCACCCGGAGTTCCAGGTCATCGACGGCACCGACATCAGCCTCGTGTCTGACGCCCACCCGGTCATGCACGCCTCGCTGGACGGTTTCATCTACGACGAGGCGAGCGATTCGTGGGGCATCCTCGAGATCAAGACGGCGAACGCGAACCGTGGCCGCACCGACTGGCACAACGACGAGGGCGAGCTCATCGCCCCCGACTACTACATGGCTCAGGTCACGCATTACATGGCCGTCACCGGCTTCACGTGGGGCGTGTTCTACGCGGATATCGGAGAGTCGGAACCGGTCGAGGTGCGGTTCGAGCGCGACGAGGACGACATTCACGCTGTAATCAAAGCCGCCGAGGACTTCTGGGGCTTCGTCACCCGCGACGAAATGCCCACCCTCACCGGCGCGGACGTGGCCAAGGCGTACCCGGAGCCTTCGGAGGGCATCGAGGACATGAGCGACAGCACCGATCTGCGCAGGCTCATGGCCGACTACCAGCAGACGACCGCCGACCTGAGCGCGTTGAAGCAGCGCAAGGAGGAATTGCAGGACTGCATACTCCCCTATATCGGCGACCACGAGGGGGTGCGCTGCGGCAACATGCAGGCCACCTACAAGCACAGCACGCGCAAGGGCTACACGCGGGTCGTGCAGCCGTGGGAGGGCCGCACCTTCCGATTCACCGAAATCAAACCGAAGAAAACCAAGTAAAGGAGACCCGATTATGGGACAGTTAGCGACACAGGCGCAGAACATGCAGATGCAGACGATGGACCCGCAGCAGAACATGAAGAACCTGTTGGAGAGGAGCTGGCCGCGCATCGTGGCGGTCATCGGCAACAACCTCAGCCCGCAGCGCCTCTACCAGATGTACGTGAGCACCATCAACCGCGAACCGCAGCTCGCCAACTGCTGCGTGGAATCGGTGCTGTCCTGCTTCATGAAATGCGCCGCCTTGGGCTTGGAACCGTCGAACGTGGACGGATTGGGACGCGCCTACATCCTGCCCTACGGGAACAAGAACTACCGCACCGGGCAGAAGGAAGCCACGCTCATCATCGGCTACAAGGGCATGATCGACCTCGCACGCCGCAGCGGCCAGATCAGGGACATCAGCGCCCGAGCAGTCCATGAGGGCGACGAATTCGCCTACAGCTATGGCCTTAATGAAGACCTCCGCCATGTGCCGTGCGCGAAGCCCGGCAAGCTCACCCACGTGTACATGATCGCGAACTTCAAGGATGGTGGCCACTACTTCCAGGTGATGAACGCCGACGAGATCGAGGCGGCGGCGAAACGCAGCCCCAGCTACGGCAAGGCTGTCAGCCCGTGGAAGTCCGACTATGAGGCCATGGCGAAGAAGACGGTAATCCGACGCGCGTTCCCCTACCTGCCGGTCAGCGTGGAGGCCCGCGACGCGGCAGCAAGCGACGACCAGACCCCGGATTATTCCGACGTGTTCCGTCCACTGCCCACCGTAACTGCTGACGATTCGCCGGTTGACGTGAGCGTGGACGAACCGGAGCAGTCGCAGCCGGAAGCCCGGCCCTCGGTCTCCCCGGTCGAGGCTAAGCGTGCTGAGGCCATCGGCCGCTTCCAACGGTTGGGCGTAACCGACGAGCAGGAGGCTTTGCAGACGGTCGCGAAGATAACCGGCATGGCGTCGGAATCGTTCGCCGACCTGAGCGAGGCGGAATTGGACAAGGTGTTGGGCGAGCTCAAGGCCAGCGTCAAGGAAGGGAAGTAGGCCATGGCGGGAAGAACGACCATCATCATCCAGGGCACGGCATGGGGCGTGCGAGAAACGCAGAACGGCAAACGGTATCTGAGCGTATCGGTGACGCCCGGCTACCGTGACCGGAACGGCAACTGGAAAAGCCAGCCGGAACAGTACTACTCGGTGTGGCCGGCTGGCTACGCGAACCTCAACCCCGTGTTCGACCAGATCGCCCAGCTGCGTCAGAATCAGGACCAGTTCGTGGACGTGACCATCGTGGGCGAAATCAACGGCCTCGACGCCTACACGAACAAGAAGGGCGAGCCCGCCGCAAGCTGCAACGTCAACGCCAGCGCTGTGGCCATCACCAACGTTCGCCAGAAGAACGGCGGACAGCAGGGTTACGGCGCGCAGGCCGGTTACACGCAGCAGTCGCAAGGTGGCTTCCAGCAGTCTCAGCCTCCGGCCTCCGACCCATGGTCCAGTGATCCGAGCTTCTGATGCTGCATTTGTATCACGATGAGACGCCGTCGGACGTGGAACCGGTCTGCCCGACGCACGGGTGCCCGCTGTACCCGGCAAGACCGATTCCATGCCCGGAATGCGCTTTGGAAGCAGACGAGATGTACGCGGACTACGGATTGGAGAGATGATGGCGAACCCATCGAAAAGCAAAGGCACGAGCCTTGAGACGTGGACGGTGCGTTACCTTGCGTGGGCGTTGCAGGACACGCGCATCGACCGTATGCCGTTGCATGGCAACGCCGACCAGGGCGATCTGATCGGCGTCATGTTCCATGGCGAGCCGGTGTGCGTGGAATGCAAGGACACGAAGATGCCGAACTATCGCAAGCACTGGCGGGAGCTCAAAGTGGAGATGGCGAACATGGACACTCCCTACGGGGTGCTCATCCAGCATCGCAAGGGCGTGGGCGTGAAAAGCCTCAAGGGCATGGCCCGGCAGATGGCCGTGTTCGACATCGGAACGCTCGAACGGTTCCTCGCCACTCACATGGGGCACGTGTTAGGACCGGACTACCGGATTCGCCGCGAGCTCGCGAACCGGCTGCGCGGCGAATCGAGGCCGGTGCCATCCAATCCGACGCTCGTGTGGATGCCACTCGAATTGTTCGCGCTCCTGCTGAACGACGGCTTGGCGTTGGGGCCGGACGAGTGACCGGCAACACATTGGCGGCGGTACTTCTATCGCCTCCATACTCATCGCATATCTAGGAGGAAGGAGCTGACATGGCAGGCTACGCGAGGCTCAGCAACGGCTTCTGGCAGGACAAGGACATTCTCAAGCTCCGGCGGAGGAATCCTTCGGCAGCGCTGCTGTACGTCATGGCCATCAGCTGGTGCTCCGACCACGCCTCCGATGGCATCATCGCGGAGGATGAGCTGCTGTATGTCCTCAACGCCTCGGACGAGGACGTCTCCGACCTCGCTGCCTCCGGGCTGCTGCTCAGAGGCAGCGACGAGGGCTGCTACATGATCCGCAACTACCTGAAATATCAGAACTCGTCGCTGCAGATTGAGCAGGAGCGGGAGAAGGAGCGGGAGAAGAAACGCCGTCAGCGCTGGAACAAGGGGGACAAGCCGACTGTCCCGCCCGTGTCTCAAGACGTTCCCGATGATGTCCCCGACATGTCCCTAGGGGACAAGCCGACTGTCCCGCCCGTGTCTTTTAACCAAGAACCAATAACCAATAACCAAGAAGATATATCTTCTTACCCCCCTACCCCCCACGAGGATTTCGACTCGCTGCTCGACCGCATCGAGGGCTTCTACCCGACAAACCGTTTCGACGGGAAAACCTCTCAGACGCGGATGCAGCTCGAGATCGACTGGCCGAAGATCGTCAGGGCCGCGGGGGACGCCGACCCAGCCGCATTCCTCGAGGCCCGCGCCCGCGCCTACTGCGAGGCGACAGAACCCCGGTACGTCAAGACCTTCGGCAGGTTCCTCACCGGCGAGCTCTACGCACGCCAGTGGGTCAGCCAACCCGAGGAGCCGAAGGCCAGGGCATCCCCGCAGTGTCGGGAACGCCCGGCGAAGAGCCGATCGCAGGAGAACCTCGAAGCGAACATGGCCCGCACATGGGCGTACATGACACCCGCCGAACGGGCGGAATACCAACGACGACACGGAGGTGACGACAATGCTCAGCAAGGGTGAGGCGGCGGCGCTGCTGTCGCTGCGCAACAGCCACCACGGCAACGCGCAGTGGGACGACCTGCAACTCGACGCATTCCGCAGCGAACTGAATCCGGGCATCAGCGCGGACGAGGCGCGGGAGGCGATGCGACGCTTCTATGCCTCGGACCATGACGGCCGCTGGTGCGGCTCTGGCGACATCAACGCGATAGTGCGCCGCATGCGCAACGAGGCGAAACCCTCGGAGGCGCAGATAGGCCGCGAATGCGAGACGCGACGACTCACGCCGGAACAGGCGTGGGCATACCGGCGGCAGCGGATGCTGGGCGACAGCCCCAGCGAGGCGTCCCGCAGCATCCGGCAGGGACGTTCGCCACTGGCCATCGAGGCCACGGACACGGGGCAACGGCACGACCCGCACCGGCGACGATTCACGGGCACCCCGTCCAACCTTGGTTCCACGCCTCCCGCGATCATCGGAGGCCAGGCATGAGCATCGACAAGTACATCGCCAGCTGCCGGCGCGGCGAGCACCCCACACTCGACGAGGCCGAGCCGGAGGGTGACGGCGAGCGCCGGTGCGTGGAGTGCGGGCGCGGCGAGACCGAGACGCACATCCGCCGGGACGGGTACTGCGACCGCTGTCACTGGCGGCTCCGATACCACACCGACGAGGAACTGGCTCAGGCCATGGACGACTGTCTCGTCCACAATCAGGAAAGGGGACGAATGTGAGCATCATCAGCAGTAAGGCGGAACACGTGTACAAGGGCAACGCGCTCCTGCAGGAGGCGTATATCGCCGGTGCCACGCGCCAGCCCACGGAAGAGGAAATCAAGGCGGCTTGTCTGGCAATCATGCCCTATGTGATGGCCCAGCCGTCACGACAGGTGTTCGATTTCCTCACGAAGGCAACCGGCGCATATCCCGGCCAGGAAATCGTGCGGAAGGTCATCGACGCGATACGAGGAAAGGCAACGGAAGAATGAATCTTTTAGATGAAACCAAGAGTGCGATCTCACAAAGCGAGCATTCGACCGATGACGTTCGATTCGTAGGCTCCCGCGACGAGAAGCTGGGAATTCCGTGGAGTCAGGCCGAAAAGGTGCTCGACATCGATTACGACGACGGCTACGGCGGACAGGAGATAGCCGCCGATCTGGTCGTGGTGTTCACCGATGGCGGGTTCCTGCGCCGCGAAGAATACGACGGCAGCGAATGGTGGGAATATGAGCCACCGTTCAGAGGCCCGGAGACGCAGAAACCGTTCGGGCGCGTGAAGCGGACCTATCCCGCGTACTCGCTTGAAGACCTCAATTACCCGATGGAGGCAACGGAGGAATGAGCGACATGAGGAGCTTCATCAAGGTTGAGCACAGTCGTTTTACTTTGATTTTGCGCAAGGGGATGCTCCCGTTCCACTGGATTGCGGAATCCCACGTCTACCCGGACAAAGGTTATGTCACGGCGGTGCGGGAGCGCACCAACTACGGCGCTGTATGGGCATTGAGCAGTGAGGGCGCTCTCGATCAGGTCATGCTCTCGATCTGGGAGGACATCGAATGGTTGGACGAAAGGATGGACTGATGCGTGTGCATCGTCCGAGACTACAAAACCAAACCGAAGGAGACAACCAATGAGTGATTACAAGCAGCGGATGATCCGCGAACATCGAGAATTGCAGGAGCGTATCAGCAAGCTGGCGCACATGCTTGAGGGCTACGCGGAGGGCACGTTGGACTTCACGCCCGCGTGTTCTTTCCAGCTCCTTGAAAGCCAATTGTACGCGATGGGGACATACGCGAACATCTTACAGGAGCGTGCGCGTATCGAACAGGTGGATTTGAACGCGCCTCTTGAGGGAGGTGAGTCTGGTGAGGTTTCACAGGATTAGCCCGTGTCCTCGTTGTGGGGGCAAGGTCAAGGCGAAATGGGAGCGGGACGGCGTGCAGGGGTTGCCTGAATACACGTTCTTTATCGTGATGTTCCGCTGCACTGTCTGCGGGCTCGGCTTCGAGGGAGGTTGTTCACGGAAGCCCGCCCCGTATCAGTTGCAATACAATATCGCCGCTTGGAACCGCATATGCAACGGTGATAAATGCTTCACGTTGACCTACATGAGTCAGGAAGACGGACGATGAAGTTGGAGACCAAGGAAGAATATCTGGTCGATTCGGCTATCGAGATGCTGTATCCGACCGTCACTTTCAATTCCTATGAGGCCGCTGTGAAGCATATCCACGAGACGCCGGGCACGTGGCGAATCACAAAAATCTATCGCACCCTACCAGTCGGCGAGGAAGTCACGGAGGCAGACGATGAATGCTGATGTGGAGCGGATTCGCGAGAGTCTGGGAGGCAGACGATGAAGGCGACGGACGTGGAGATCGAACGACGGTGCGGCATGGTCACAGGTGCCTCCTGCGGGCATGTGACCCTGAGCTGGATTCCCGGAAACGGCCGACACGGCACCCGCTCATGGGTGCTGGCCATCCATGACGGCGGCAGCATCCGCCGCATCCGGTTGAGCTGGAACGAGCTCGGTGACCTGGCGGCCATCCTCCAATCGATCGCGAACGAGGAGAAGGAAATGGGAGACGGACGATGAATGAACCGTTTGACGTGCAGAAGACCATTCACGACCGCATTGTGATGCACTCCAAGCATGGCGTGCAGGGTGCTTGGAATGACGGGTATATCGCGGGCTTGTCGGCCGCATTGTGGGCCGTGGTAACGGCTGACGGAGTGAACCGTACCGGCTGCAAGCATTTCGATCTGCACAATCCCGGACAAAAGGAGATGGACCTTGAGCATTGAGACGGAATCGTTCGACTTGACCTTTGGCAGCATCCACTATGCCGGCACGAGGCTTACTATCCCGATTGACGATGACGAATACATGGTTTATCGGGTAGAGATCGCCAATCATCGGCGTGGCTCTTCCAGCTTGGTGACGTTTTACCTCGACCGGGACGACTCCCGCCCGGAGCACAAGACCGTTTGCCAATCGGCAAGCGCCTATCTGAGCGTGGACGAGGCGAAACAAATCATGCAGGCACTGCAACAGGCAATCAAGGAAGCGGACGATGAGTGACAAGGCGATGCCGTTGGGCAAGAAGTTCAAGGTCCGGTTGACCATCACGCCGGAGGAAACCGGAACGCCCGTGGACATGCTGGGATTCACGTTCACCAGCGGCAAGAACGGGCATACGACACTGAACGCACAGTACAACAACATTCCCAAACTGGTTGACGACGGGCTCGACTCACTGTCGATTCTCGTGATCCTCAAAACACTGGAGATATGGGCCCAGAAGGGATATGAGCTGTGCCAGCCCATCGCTCAACGATTTTACGGAGGCAGACGATGAGCTATAAGGCGAAGATATTCACCCGCGAGGAGTTTCGAGAGGTCGTCGCAGCCGCCATCTACGACTACGAACAAGCGCCCGCGAAATGCCTCTACACGACCAAGGATGCGGCAGACCAACTCTACGGCCATTACGGCGAGGAAACCGAGGTGGAGGAATGAAACCACGAGTGTATGACGGTTTGGTCCAATCCGCCGTCGAATTGAGTTGCTTCGGGACAGGCCAGTCAACCATCGAGGAAGGCCGAGCCGCCTATCAAGCATGGCTCAAGGAGCATGACCGGCAGATAGCCGAAAAAGCATGGAAAGAAGGGTATATCCAAGCCGTCAAGAACATGAATCCCATGCCCGGCGAGGAATCGCCCGAATACACGCCAAACCCATATCGAAAGGAGAACGCATGAACGAGATTCAGCTTACAGACCATTTGGTCGCGCATATCAGCGCGGGAAGCGACTACGGCCGTTATCAAGCCGAAATCTGCGAAGACGGCAACTTCAGAAACTTCCTGTACGCCATGAGCCTCAAACGTCTCAAGCGCAAATGCGAAAAGTATGCGAAGCGTGAACGCAAGGCCATCGCATATGTCGCCACGCTCAAGGAGGAATCATGAGAAAACCATTCAAGTACTGGACGTTGGAGGATTTCGTCGGGTTAGCGATGCTCGCTACTGTGACCCTGTTAGTGGTGTCCGGCCTGACGGCCATCTGCTTCGTCTGCTGGGCTGGCACGCAAACGCCATCACAGCCGGAGCAGACCGTCATCCAGCAGGTCGAAACCACGGGCGACGTGAAACGCCTGTGCATCGAGGCCAAGACCGATGGGCGCATCGACGCCATGAGCTGCCAGCTTATCGACCCAATGGCGGGAGGCGTGCAGTGACGAGTCAGGCAACACGGGACAAAGTGCTCGTATGGCACAAGCGCGGCTACAGCGCAACGGAAACGGCCCGTCAATTGGGCCTTCCGTTGGAGGAAGTGCGTGCGATCATCCGCGAGGGCGACGGTCGTCCGAAGCCGCCGCGCAAGGTCGAATTCATCGAACCTCCATTGTTCGAGCAATGACCCGCAATACCAAATAAAACGAAACCCTCCACCAAAATGACGGAGGGCACGCTCACCAAAGCACCATCATAGCCGAACGTGGAGGGCTTCAAACAATGATCATCCAAACCGAACCATGCCAACACTGCGGCAGCCAGCAGGTCGAGGCACCGTGGACGCTCTGCCGGGACTGCCGCCGCGTCTACGCGAAAACACTCCACCGGCTCCGCCATGACATGATGCTCCTGCAACAGGTATCCCTTCACGCCTACAAGCTCGGCGAACCCGGAGCGGGCGGCAAACCGCAAGGAGGCGCGGCACCCGCGCCCATCAACCTCCACGCGCAGGACATGCTCGACCAGACCGAGGACGGCCTGCAGGACATGTGGAACGAGACCGGCGTGGAAAGCCGTCCGAGATGGCAGGCCCTGCTCAGGGACTCGCCACGACGACTGCCCGACCTATGCCGCGCCAGCCGCTCGGGACATTGGCTGACATGGCTCATCCACGCCTGCGAGCGCATCGAACCGCTCATCGACCGCAGGCCGCGCTCGCGCAGGATCATCGGCGTATGCCCCGAATGCGGGCGCGAGGTGACGGCCGCGAAGGGCGAGACGCTGAGACTCTGCAAATGCGGGGCCGTCATCGACGTGGCCGAGCTGCGCGAGCAGAGCCGAGACAAGGCCGAGGCAATCCATCTCACGAAGACACCTGCGGGCATGAGCGAATGGCTGCGTGAGAACTACGGATACGAGGTCAGCCGCAAAGTAATCATCATGTGGATACGCCGTGGCAAACTCCCCAGCAGCAAGCCAGTGGAAGGCGGATACTACGAATTCAGCATCAGGGAGATAGTCAGCATGGCAATGGCATATTCCAGCCGGCAGTAGGCTGTTGCCACCCCGTGGTATACTCCGTATCAGGATAAGTGCGAAAGCCTCTGGGACATACATCTCAGGGGCTTTACTCATACCCACCTATGCGCGTAGCTCAGCCGGTAGAGCGGCGGTCTCCAAAACCGCAGGTCGTCGGATCGAAGCCAACCGCGCATGCCACGGCTTGCGTACCGCAGAGGACCAGCCGGCCATGCCGAGACAGCACGGCGACCCGCAAACACGACAACCGGTCCGCGAATTAGAATCTCGCCCAAGCCACCAAACACACAGGATGGGAACATGAGCAACAAGGCAGGCTCAGGCCGATACCAAAATGGAGCAGCCCGCCGCAAATGCAAGGCCAGACACATCGCAACCGAAGGACCAATACCGATCTGCCCGCTGTGCGGCAAACCCATAGACCTCACACTCAAAACACCACACCCACTCAGCTGCGAACTCGATGAGATCATCCCATACAGCCGAGGCGGATCACCAACCAGCTATGACAACACACAACTCACACACAGAATCTGCAACCAAAGAAAAAGCAACAAAATAATCGCCAACACCACAGGCCACCAAAACACAAAAAAACAACCACAAAACACCATCCCAATCAGCCGCCAATGGTAACCGGGGGCCATACCCTCCCCCTCCCATGCAAGGCTCCCCGCAGAACATAGCGCCCGCATCCCCCCGCAACCCGCGTGGAGTATCGTACGTTTGGCCGCTGGGGTGTCTGCGAGCGCCCGTGGAAGCCGTTCCGGCATGGTTTTGATGTTTTTGCCCCGTTGTTTTCCGAGGCTGTTACGTTTGATTTTACGCAGTTTTGATATGTCACGAAATTAGTGTTGCGAATCGTTGGAATATATGCTATAGTAATAGCTATGGTCAACCAATGTAGGAATTGCGGCCACTTCTTCCAACCCACACCTAACCCTAGGCGTCCGAGACTGTTTTGCTCGGACAGATGCCGCAAGGCGTGGAGCCGCAAACATCAGATACCCCAAGCGCTCAGGGCATTGCGCCGTTGGGTGCGGGCCGATGGTAAGCGTCCGATTATGTGCGATGGGTCGCCGGCCAGTTCGACGGACTCAAGTACCTGGGCGTCATATTCGGAGGTCATGCGCTCGAAGGCCGGTGACGGTTATGGCATAATGCTCGGCGATGGGCTTGCGTGCTGGGATTTCGACCATGTTGATTTGACCAGTCCGCCCGCGAAGGCGATGGAGCTGCTGCCGGATGCGATCTATGCGGAGGTTTCGACCAGCGGACATGGGCTGCATGTGTTCGTGTGGTCGTCGGAGGCGAGCTTCCGGCGTGCCGGTGTCGAGTTTTATTCGCATTCGCGGTTTATTCGCATGACGGGAAGGAGGTGGCCGAAGTGACCACGGTTATTCGTAATCAGGGCACGAGTCTCGCGGTGCGTGAGAAGCTGGCCGCTGATGGCAGGCCCGTGTTGTTGGCGTTTTCGTGCGGCAAGGATTCCATAGCCGCGTGGCTGGCGATGCGGGATATGGGCATCGAGGTCGTTCCCGCGTATCTCTACTATGTGCCCGGTTTGAGGTTCGTGGACGAGGAGCTTGATTATTTCGAGCAGAAGTTCCAGACCCGAATCAAAAGGTATCCGCACCCGTCGCTGTACCGTTGGCTGAACAATGCGGTGTTCCAGGCTCCCGAACGTCTGCGCTACATCGAGGCGGCGCGTTTGCCTGAGCCGTCGTATGAGCAGATGTGGGATTTCATCCGCGCCGACGTGGGCTTGGATAAGAGCACGTGGTGCGCGGATGGCGTGCGTGCGGCCGATTCGATTCAGCGTCGTGGCGCGTTCGTCCAGTACGGGTACTGGCGGCGCAATCTCAAGAAGGTCTCTCCTATCGGGGATTGGCTCAAGGGCGAGGTGCTGGACTGCATCAGCGGGCATCATATCGAGCTGCCGTGTGATTATGCGTGGTTCGGGCGTTCTTTCGATGGCATCGACAAGCGTTTCACCAAGGTGCTCAAGGACAAGGCACCGGACGATTACGCGACGCTGCTTGAATGGTTTCCCTTGTTGGAGGTGGATCATGTCAGGTGATTTCCGATTCGACTTTTCCAAGAAGTCCAAGGGCAAGAAGGCTGTGAAGCCGGTGCCGGAAAATCTGGACGAGAACGCGAAGGAGTACCGGGAGCGCGCCCGTGCGGAGCGCAAGCGTTTCGTGGATGCGACCGACACCGAGTTCTGGCTGTGCCTGTGTTTCCCCTCCCCCGCCGAGATGGCGCGGTGGCGTGAACGGTTTGGCTTCGGCGAAAACCACCGGATCTATGCGTACCGTGATATCGAGAAGCTACTCGCCCCGTACAAGCCGGCCAAGTCGTCCGCCGTGGCGTTCGGTGCCGGCGTCGGCTTCGGTGGTGGTCTCGGGTTCGCGGAGAAGACGCCTGACCCGCTCGCCGATGTCAAGTACTCCGATGATCTGGAGAAGGATTGTCTCGCCGAGTTCGCCGCCCTGCACAGGGCGCTGGTTTCGGCTTGCAGTCCCAGGAAGCTCGTGGAGCCGACCGATTCCGAATACTGGTTCGCCATCGCGTTCCCGTTGCGAGACGACAAGGATTCTTTCCTTGCCGAGTATGGTCTTCGCAAACTCGGAGATAAATACCTCGATGGTATGGCCGTAGCTCGGAAGCTGGGAGGTGAGTTATGAGGCGAGTACGTTATGCGAGCACCAACGATATCCGCTATACGGGGTATGGGCGTCGCTCTTCCGGTTCATCCGGTGGCGGTGTGTCCGCCCTGCGTGTGAGTGCGTCCCGTTCCGCGTCGCGATCGAGCGGATCGTGAACCGGTAAACAATATTTTTTTCGTTCAAGCCGTCCCTATGTGGCGGCTTTTTCATTGGGAGGTTCTCATGCGACGCGGCTCTTCTTCGGCTTCCCGCTCGTCCAGCAGCGGGAGCGGCGGCAACTCATCCCGCTCACGCTCGAAGGGCTCAACGCTTTCCGGCGTCGGCTTCTCGAAAGAGCGAATATCCCAATACCGCAAACAGGGCTTATCCGACGAACGTATATCGAAGCTATGGCAGGATACCCTCAAGATGCGCGCGTTGATGAAGAAACGCAAGGAACAGGGAGTCAACGATCTTGAAGCCGGCGTTTCTCAGTCATGGAAGAACGCCCAGGCACGCCGAGACCGGGCGTTCGACAAGCGGTTCAACGACGAATGGAACAGATACCGCAGTGCAGGCTGGAAACGGTAGATCCCGATTTTTCTTGTCCACATCGTTACTGGAAAGGAGGCGGATCGTGCGTAACCTGTTCCAGCGCGCCGGCAATGCGGTGCGTAATGTGGCCGGTCGTATCCGCAGCGCTTTTTCTCGCGGCGGCTCGCGTTCCTCAGGCTCCTGATTTTCCCGATGGAGGTGGTTGTCATGCGTCCGAGATACGTGCAGGGCGAGTTTGATTTCTCTCGTGCCGCCGGTTCCGCTCGCGCGAGTCGCTCCAGCGGCTCCTAGACATTGATTCGAGGTGATCCAGTTGGCCAAGACCACGATAACGCAGCCACAGTTGCCTGACGGCATCGAGTGGCCGGAGGCGACCGTGCGATGGTGGGAGCATTTGGCTTCCACCCCCGGAGCGGACTCGTGGACGGAGGCCGACTGGGACAACCTCATGAACGCCGCACTGATCCACGCGGACATCTGGGGTTCCGGCAATTTCGCCAGCGTGCCCATACTGAACAAGCTGCTGCAGGATTACGGCATCACACCAGCCGCACGCAGCCAGATCATGCCGGCGAAAGCCCAGAAGCAGGAGCGGCATACGCCGCTCGATGAGATAGCCGAACGACGGAAGCTGAGGGTGATTCAGGGTGGCAAGGCGAAGAGGCGTACAGGAACCTAGCTTCGCTCTGGTTCCCAAGCACGCGCAGTCCGAGGGAGGCGAGGCGTGCGCGCTCGCAGCCGGCTACGACATGAAGCCGGATAAGTGGCAGCGCATCGTGCTCGAGGGGTGGCTCGCCACGGATTCGAAGCTGCAATGGGCGGCGTCGGATTGCGGGTGCGCGGTGCCGCGCCAGAACGGCAAGAACGCGATTCTCGAGTTCACGGAGCTTTATCTCTCCGCGATCATCGGCATGAAGATCCTGCATACGGCGCATGAGGTGAAGACCTGCCGCAAGCATTTCCTGCGCATGAAATACTACTTCGAGAACGCGCGCAAGTTCCCCGAACTGTCGGAACTGGTCACCTACATTCGGGCCACGAACGGCCAGGAGGCCATCGTGTTGAAGAACGGTGGCAGCATTGAGTTCATCGCCCGTTCGAAAAGTTCGGGCCGTGGTTTCACGGTGGACGTGCTGGTGTGCGACGAGGCGCAGGAGCTGACCGACGAGCAGATGGAGGCCATACAGCCCGCCATCTCGTCGGCACCCTCGGGCAACCCGTTGACCATCTACACGGGAACGCCGACACCGCCGACCTCGCCGGGAACGGTGTTCGCGCGCATGCGCCGCAACGCGCATCGTGACAAGCCGCCGAAGAACCTGTGCTGGTTCGAATGGGCGGCGACCGAGATCGGCGACGTGCACGACCAGCAACGCTGGTACCAATACAATCCATCGCTCGGCACCCGACTGCTGAAGAGCGTGGTCGTTTCCGAATCGGAGAAGATGACCCCTGACGGTTTCGCCCGCGAACGTCTCGGCTGGTGGAACGATCAGGCCGGCGCGCTGTCCGATATCGATGTTGACGAGTGGGCCAAGTGCAAGACCGACAACCCTTGCATGGACGGCTACAACTCGTATGCGGTCAAGTTCAGCGCGGACGGCGCGAACGTCACCCTCGTGGCGTGCGTGCGCCCGCCACGCAAGTCGGGTGAATTGCCGCACGTGGAGGTCATAGCCTCGCGCAGCATGCGCGGCGGCACCGGCTGGCTGGCCGACTGGCTGACCGCCGAGAAGGACGGTGCGGAACGGTGGCGCAACGCCATCGGCATCATCATCGACGGGCGCGTGGGAGCGCCCACCCTGGTCAACAGCCTCATCGACAAGGGCGTGTCCAAAAGAGTGATCGTGGTGCCGCGCCCTTCCGACGTGGCGGACGCTTGTTCGATGCTCGAACAGGCCGTGAACGACCATGGGCTTACCCATTTCGGCCAGCCTCTGCTTGACGAGGCGGTGGGTCATGCGAAGCATAGGAAAATCGGCGACGGGTTCGGCTACGAGCCGTCCATGGAGAACGTCGATGTGAGTCCCGTGGAAGCGGTGGCTCTCGCGTATTGGAACGTCAAGACTTCCAAGCGTCATCCGGGAAGAAGAGCGAAGGCGGTGGCATTCTGATGCAGATTCCCAGTCTTGAAAACGTGCAGGTCGATAATCTGCCCGACGAGTGCCGAGAACCGTGGGATTTGATGATACGTCAATGGTCCCAGAAGCTCGAACGTAACCTGTTGCGCACCAAATACTACGACGGGCGAAACGAGCTTAAGAATCTGTCCATCGCTGTGCCGGACAGCATGGCGGGGATAAGCGAGGTCGTGGGCTGGCCGCAGAAATCGGTGGACGCTTTGGCCGACCGCATCGTGTTCGATGGTTTCGTCGGAGTCGGCGACGACAGCCGCGATCCGTTGGGTTTGGATTCGATTCTTTCAGACAACGACTTCGACGTGGAATTGCCGCAGGCCATCCGCAGCGCGCTCACTCACTCATGCTCGTTCCTGAATGTGCGCAGCGCGGAACCGGAAGACGGTCTGCGTTCCAAGGTGTCCGTGTCGTTCCGCAGCGCGCTCTATGAGACCGGCCTGTGGGATTACGCCCGTCGCGGCCTGTCGGCGGCGTTGTCGATAACCGATATCGACCGCTCCCAGTACGCGCAGGCGAACACCATCGTGCCTTCCGAACTCATGCTCTACATGCCCGGCTACACGATTCGTATACGCCGCACGCAATCAGGCCGCTATCATGCGGACGCTCCCCGGAACACGTACATGGATCATGTGCCCGTTTACCTGATCCCCTACCATCAGGACCTGAACCGCCCCTTTGGCCGCTCGCGCATCAGCCGCGAGGTCATGAGTATCACCGACACTGCGGTGCGCACCATGCTGCGCATGGAGGTAAGCGCCGAATTCTATTCGAGCCCGCAACGCTACCTCATCGGCGCGGACGAGCCGCCCGAGGACAAGAACGGCAAGAAGCTGACCGGCTGGGAAGCCACCATCTCGAAGATGCTCAACATCAGCCTCAACGAGGACGGCCAGGCACCCGCCATCGGCCAGTTCACGCAGATGACCATGCAGCCGCACACCGACATGCTTCGCGCACTCGCGGCACGCATGAGCGGCGCGACCGGCGTGCCGCTCAGCCAGTTCGGCGTCATGACGGATTCCGGCCCTTCCTCGTCCGACGCGATCATGGCGGCGGAAAGCGAACTTGTCATCGAGGCGAAGAACGCCTGCCGCGCCATCGGAGTGCAACTACGCAAGGCCGCGAGGGACATCGCCATACTCAACGGCACCAGCGAGGACAGCGACGAGCTCGACCGCTTGCAGGTCAACTGGCGTGACCCCGAACGCCCATCGCAGGCCGCGCTCTCCGATGCCATCGTGAAGCAGGTGACGGCCATGCCGTGGCTCGCCAACTCCGACGTTATTCTGGAGAAGCTCGGCTACACGGATTCCGACATCACACGCCTGTTGGTCGACAAGCGCAAGGCCGAGACCCGCAGCGTGCTTGACTCCCTCGTGAACGGAGGCAACAAGGATGACGGACAACCGGCAACTGGACCAGCTGCAAGCCAGCCAAGCCAGAGCGGTGGAACTGGCGCGCCGCGATCTGGCGAAACTGTGGGGGACGCTGCAACAGCTCAGTCCTGAATGGCAACGTGACATGCTGCTCGACTACGTGCCGCAACTGGTCGCCAAATACGGCGACCTCGCGGCACAGGCCGCCTACGAATGGTATATGCGCGTCCGTGGCGAATCGGTGCCCGAATCATGGGAGTACGACCTGTCCGACTCGTTTCCCGGCGACGGCATCGACAAGACGATACGCTGGCAGGCCGGCCACCTGTGGACCGACCCGCAGACCATGCAGGCGTATCTTGTCGGTGCGATGCAACGCTGGGTCATGTATTCGGGGCGCGAAACCATCGCCCGCCTGTGCGAGCACGACCCGTCCGAACCCCGGTACGCGCGCGTGCCGAGAGGCGCGAAGACGTGCGCGTTCTGCACGATGCTCTGCTCGCGCGGCTGGGTGTACCGCAGCGAGAAGACCGCAAAATACGCCAAAGGCTCGTTCAGCCTGTTTCACGACGACTGCGACTGCCAGATAGTCCCCGAATGGGACAGGGACCAAGCTCACATCGAGGGCTATGACCCCGACCGCATGTACTCGGAATACATGCACGCCCGTAGCCTCATCGAGAACGGCGGCCTGGACGACGACACCTATCGGATGATAAAGGCCACCACAAAAGGCAATCCCGACAATCCCAACGACCCGAACACGATCACCTATGTGATGCGCCGACTCTACCCCGACCGTTACAAGGACGGCTACGGGGTGCCACGACCGTCGCACTCGAACTGAGATTTTCCCCAACCACCCGCACGGGTGGTTTTTTATGCCCGAAACGGGCCCAACCCACTAGGAGGAACCATGACCGAAGAGGCCAACGGCAACCAGCAGGCGGCATCGACCGAGAACGGAGCGAAGCCGCCCGAAATCGATTACGAGGCCAAATACAGGGAGGCCGTCGCCCATTCCCGCGAATGGGAGAAACGCGCCAAGGACAACAAGGCAGCCGCCGACGAACTGCAACAGCTCAAGGAGGCCCAACTGTCCGAAGCCGAAAAGACCGCCAAGCACATCAAAGAGCTTGAAGCCAAGAACGCCGCCTACGAGGCGGAAAAACAGCAGAACGAATGGAAGACGCAGGTCTCCAAGGAAACCGGCGTGCCCATCGCACTGCTCCATGGCTCCACGCTCGAAGAGATGCAGGCCAACGGCAAGGCGCTCGCCGACTACATCGCCGAGAAGACCAAGCCGAAGGTGCTCGCCTCCTCCGAATCCAACCAGCCGCCCGCACCATCCGGCTCCTCCGGCGACTGGATCCGTGACCAGTTCCTTGAACAAAAGCAGAAATAACCTCCCCACTCCATAGAAAGAAGGTATGACGATGGTTTCCAACGTGAACTCCATCATCACCAGCGGCGACCTCGGCGGCGGACTCATCCCCACCGAATACGCCACCCAGATTATCCAGGACGCCCCCAAGTCGAGTGTGTCCCTCACCCGCATGCGTCAGATTCGCATGAGCACCCGCACGCGCACGCAGCCGGTGCTTGACTCCAAGCCGATCGCCTACTGGGTTGGCGGCGATACCGGCCTGAAGCAGACCACGAAGATGAAATGGTCGGGCCTGAGCATCACGGCCGAGGAGCTTGCGGCCATCGTGCCCATCCCGGAGGCCGTCATCGCGGATTCTGGCATCCCCATCTGGCCGGAGGTCATGCCGCGTCTGACTTCCGCGCTCGGCTACAAGCTGGATCAGGCGACACTGTTCGGCGTGGACAAGCCTTCCAGCTTCCCTGACGGCATCATCCCGCAGGCCATCGCGGCGCACAACACGCTCACCCAGGGCAAGGATCTCGCCAAGAACGTTGCCAGCATGGGTCAGAAGCTCGCCGAACAGGGCTTCGCCATGAACGGCTTCGCCAGCAAGCCGGGCCTGAACTGGGAGCTTATCGGCCTGCGCAACGCCAACGGCAGCCCGATCTACGTGCCGTCCCTCGCCTCGGGGGCCCCGTCCACCCTGTACGGCTTCGGTCTCAACGAGGTAGACAACGGCGCGTGGGATGCCACCAAGGCCGTGCTGCTCGGCGCGGACTGGTCGAACTTCGTGGTCGGCATCCGTCAGGACATCACCTACAAGCTGCTTGACCAGTCGGTTATCTCGGACGATAACGGCAAGGTGATTCTGAACCTCGCCCAGCAGGACTGCGTCGCCATGCGCGTCGTGTTCCGCGTCGGCTTCCAGATCGCCAACCCCATCAACGACGTGCAGTCGGACAAGAGCAAGCGCTTCCCCGCGTACGTCATCGCGCCGGCCACCGGAACGTCGGTGGACACCGGAACGTCGGTGGACACCGGAGTGTGATGGCCATGGGACTGAACAAGCAGATACAGTTCGTGCGTCAACCGAAGCCGACTGACGGCGAGATTATCGCTCAGGTGGCCGTTTTTGACGGGGAAGGCAATCCGGTCGATGTAGGCGGCGCTCCCACCGTCGACACGCTTGCTGGCGCCACCGGCATCGGCAAGGCGGTGCTCAAGGCCACGGATGCGGCGGAGGCGCGCAAGGCCATTGGCGCGGGAACGTCCAGCTTCAGTGGAAGCTACAACGACCTGTTGAACAAGCCGACGATTCCGCCAGCCTACACGCTTCCCGCAGCCACGGCTGCGGCGTTGGGTGGCGTCAAGAAGGGTGCCGCGATTCCGGACCTCGCAGCCTCCGCGGATGCGGCGACCATCGCCACGAAGGTCAACAGCATCCTCACCCAGTTGCGCGCGATCGGTGTCATCGCCGCCTGACGTGGGGAGGTGTGTTATGGCCGACGAAACGGAAGAAAACCCATTCGCCACCCACACGGAATTGTCCAAACGCTGGAAGCAGATGCCGGACGACCCGGATTATGTTGACCAGCGGCTGGCTGATGCATCGCAGTTCATTCGCGAGCAGTGTCCCGGATGGCGCGATATCGCATCCGCCACGTTGGAACGCATCGCCTGCGAGCTCGCCAAGGATGTGATCTCGTCCGACATGCAGACCGAGGGCGCCGGTTTCGATACGACCGGTGCCAGCAATCTCAGTCTCACGGCGGGCAGTTTCACCCAGTCGATGACCTTCTCGAACCCTCGCGGCGAATTCTATCTGTCCAAGGGACAGAAGAAGGCGCTCGGACTCACCGGCCAACGCTTCTACAGCATCGACCTGTCGAACGGGGAGGCGTCATGAGGGGCGAGAACGTGAAAGTGGTGCGCTGCACGCCCACTGGCGAGACCGACCCGGGCGGCTCGCCCGTCACGAAGGACGATATCGAATCGGTGGGCAACGTGCTCGTCTCGCCGGGTGCCATGTCGAATGCAACCGATTCGCTGCGCCCTGACGGAGTGACCGTGGCGTTCACGTGCCTGTTCCCGCGCAGCTACGCATACCGGAGCCTGCGCGGGGCGAGCATACGCATCGACGAGCATGACTACAAGGTGATCGGAGACCCGAGGCCATTAGACGGCGGCATGAAGCCGACCGCCTGGAACCTCAAGGTCGAAGTCACGGATTCGAAGGGCTGATGTCCAATACCGTGAGACTCGATTATTCGGCGTTCCTCGCTTACCGCCAAAACGAGGGCGCACGCATTGTCAAGGCCGAAGCCGACAAAATCGCGGGACGCGCCAACTCCACCGCCATGCGTGACGTGCATGTGTCCGCCGGAGAGGATCACGTTCCGCGTTACGAGGCAAGCGTGCGCACCGGCCCCAAAGGTGCCACGGCGAACGTCTATCCGGCCAACCACGCGGCCCACGTCGACAACGCATTGCACAACACGCTTGCCAAAGCAGTGGGAGGTGGCGGCTGATGGCCGTGAACGCGGAGAAACTCGTCATGGACTGGCTCAACGCGGACCCGACGATCAAGGCCGAATATCCGGCGATGTTCGACGTGCCCGCCGGATCGTCGGCCACGCATCCGATGCCGTTCGTCACCGTCGAACAGGTCGGAGGCACGGACGAACCGTTTCGCAGCCTGCCGCTTATCGCGGTGCAGGTGTGGGGCGAGTCGCGCTGGCTGGTCTCCGAGGCTGCGGCGAAACTCATACTCCCCCGGCTCAAACGTATCGTCGAACTGCCCGAGGTCGCCGATATCGACATCACCGGGCGCACGCATTTCCCCATGCCCGACGGGCGGCCCCGTTACCAAATCATTCTCCAGTTGATTATCAAATCAGACGATTAGAAAGGCTGTAAATCATGGTTGATTCCACAACCAACGATTCCACCATGGTGTCGTTGGGCAAGTTCAAGGTCGGCGGCTACGCCTACTGGGCACCCGCCGGCACCACACTGCCCACCGACTCCGCCACCGCATTGCCCTCCGCGTACAAGCTGCTCGGCTACCTGTCCGAGGACGGCCTGACCAACACGACCGACACCGACACCACCGAGATCAAGGACGCCAACGGTACCACCGTGATGAAGATCATCACCAGCTACGCCGAGTCCTACCAGTTCGCCCTGCTCGAAGTGCTGCGAGCCGAGTCCGCGAAGCTCCGCTATAACTCGGACGCGGTCACCGGCACCGACAAGAGCATGACCATCAAACACCAGATGCCCTCCGACGAGGACTTCGTGCTCGTGTTCGAAATCGCGATGAGCGGCGACGTCAAGGACCGCCTCGTGATCGGCAACGCGACCCGCGCCGAGTTCGGCGACCGTCAGGTGCATGCCGGCGACCCGCAGGTGTACGACATCACCGTCTCCGCCAACGACATGGGCTCCGGCGTCACCGCCATCGAATACGTCGGCATCGCCGCGTCCCGTAGCGTGGCCGTCACCGAGGCCCTGGTCGGCAAGGTCATTGATCCGGTCAACGGCGACGAGAACGCCGAAACCGGCGAAGGGACCCCGGCCGCCGAATAACGGTTCTTCCCGCGTCATGCGTTCGACGACTTCCCCGCGACGCGGGAACCCTCATTTTTTCAACCCTCGAAGTCGTCCATGGTTTTTTGGAGAAGTCATTATGTCACGAAACCGTCATCATCGTTACGGTAATACCGCCAGCAACAACGTCCCCGGCAACCGTCCGCAGGATCACAGGCCCGCGCAGGGCAAGCCGCGCACCGTCACCGTCAAGGGCATCTCCCTGACCATCGACCCGAAGGTGCTGGACGATTGGGAGTTCGTGGAATCTCTCTATGACCTTCAGGCCGACCCGAAGGGCAACGCCTTGCAGATCATCCCGTTCCTGCGCCGACTTCTCGGCGACTCATACGGCAAGGCCAAGAACGAATTACGAGGCGCTGACGGTCGTATCGACGGCGAAACCATGGGAGCCTTCCTGAACGAACTGTTCGAGGAGATGAGCAAGGCTTTCCCAAACTCCTGACGCTCGTATACCTGCTCGTCCGCTGCCCCGACCAGCTGGCGGCGGACATGAGGCGCGTATATGGGCTCGGCATCTACGAGCTGGACCCGTTGGAGACGGCCGCGTTTGCCGCGAACCTGCCCGCCGGCTCCCTTATCTGGCAGAAGCTGGACGCCCCGGCCGCGTGGACACTTGACCAGTATCTGATGACCACGCTGATCGACCAGATGAACATGTGGATGTGGGGCAACGCCGACCCGAAGAAACGCGGCCCACAACCCGAACCGCTGCCACGACCCGGCAACGGAAGCGGCCATGCCGTCGCGAACCCCTCCAAGCCGGAGGACTCCGGGGAAGCCACGCGCAGGACGCGCACCATCAAGCCCATGGCCCTGACCATCGAACAGCTCGACGCGTTCATGAGCCGCGACTTCACGGACGTATAGAGAGGAATAGTCATGGCATACCAGCTGGCTCAGGCGTGCGTGCAGATCGTGCCCAGCATGAAGGGCGTAGGCAAGGCCATCGAGAACGCGTTCGACGGGCCGTCGAAATCCACCGGGCAGAAGGCCGGCCAGAGCATCGGCTCGGGCCTCTCCGGCGGTTTCGCGGCGAAGGTGGGCGCGGTCGCCGGCATCGCCTCCACCGTGTTCTCCAAGGTAGCCTCGGTGGTCACGGGAAGCCTGAACTCCGCGATCTCGCGCGCCGACCAGATGAACAACTTCCCGAAGGTCATGAAGAACCTCGGCTACAGTTCCGAGGACGCGGCCGCCTCCATCAAGAAGATCTCGAGCGCGCTCGACGGCCTGCCCACCACCAGTTCGGCGATGACGGGCATGGTGCAGCAGCTCGCCCCATTGACCAGCAATCTGGATCAGGCCACGAACATCGCCCTCGCGTTCAACAACGCGATGCTTGCGGGCGGCGCTTCGACCATGGAGCAGGAGAACGCGCTCACCCAGTACACGCAGATGCTGAGCGCCGGCAAGGTCGATATGCAGGCATGGCGTTCGATTCAGGCCGCGATGCCCGGCCAGCTCAATCAGGTCGCCGAGGCCATGCTGGGCGCAGGGAAGAACTCAAACGACCTGTATGAGGCCATGAAAAACGGGTCAATCAGTTTCGATGATTTCAACAAGAAGGTCATGGAACTGAACCAGAACGGTTTCGGCAAATACGCCTCGTTCGCCCAGCAGGCCAAGGACGCGACTCAGGGCATCGGCACGGCCATGGAGAACGTGCAGAACCGTGTCGCCAAGGCCGTGCAGAAGGTCATCGAAGCGGTCGGCGTGGAGAACATCGCCGGGGCGATCAACGGTTTCAGCTCCCAGTTCGGCAAAATCGGCGACGCGGCGGCGGGCATGGTCACCGGCGTGAAAGGCTGGTTCGGCAAGGCGGCGCAGGCCGCGCAGCCGCTTGTGTCGATCTGGCAGTCCGATTTCGGCCAGCTCGGAGTGTATCTGAAAGGTCTGGCGTCGAACGCGCAGGCGTTCGGCGGGAGTCTGCTCGATGTCGTCACGAATGGCGGGGGCTTGCAGAACTTCCTCACGGGATTGAACAACATCATCTCCCCTCTCGTCAACCGGTGGATCGCGCTTACCCGCAACGTGAGCATCTTCATCGGCACGCTTTCCGACAGCGGCGGAGTGCAGGCGTTCCTCGCGTCGCTCAGCGAACTCTGGAAGGGGCTCACGCAGCTCGGTCAGGGATTGGCAGACGCAGTAACCGGTTTCCTTGCGGTCGGTCAGAACGGTGGCGCCGCAGCCTCCATCGGCCAGCTTGTGGGCGACGCCTTCAACGCCGCCGCCCCATTTGTCGAAAAACTCGCGTCCACATTGCAGTCGCTCGGTGATTGGGCGAGCGAACACGGCGATGCGATACGAACCGTCATCGCTGGCATCGCAGGTGGTTTCGCAGCGTTCAAGACGGCGAGCCTCATATCCGCAGCCGTCACCGCATTGAAATCGTTCGACGTGGCGGCGAAAATCGCCGCAGCCGGACAATGGGTTCTCAACGCGGCAATGAACGCAAACCCAATTGTTCTCGTTGTCACCGCGATAGGCGCGCTCGTGGCCGCGCTCGTCTGGTTCTTCACGCAGACCGAGACGGGCCGCAAGGCGTGGGCCTCGTTCACCTCGTTCCTCTCATCCGCATGGCAGTCGGTGGTTTCGTTCGTCACGAGTCTCGGCCAGAACATCGCCAACTTCTTCACGCAGACAATCCCGAACGCGACCCAGTCTGTCATTCAATGGTTCCAGCAACTGCCTTCCGCGATCGGGACGGCGTTGTCGAACCTGATTACGTCGATTGGCACGTGGGCGGTGAGCTTCGGCCAGTCGGCGTTGCAGGCGGGACAGCAGTTCGTCTCGAACATAGCGAACTTCCTCACGAATCTTCCGGCGACGATAGCCTACTGGCTCGCCTATGGCATCACGTTCGTGGTGCTGTGGGCCGCGCAGCTCGGCTCTCAGGCGATTTCTGCGGGCCAGCAGTTTCTCGCGAACCTCGGCACGTTCTTTGTGCAACTGCCGGGCAATATCTGGAACTGGCTGACCTCCACGGTTGCGTCGGTGGCGAGCTGGGCCGCGCAGATGGGTGCCAACGCGCTTTCCGCAGGCTCCCGGTTCCTCAGCAACGTGGGCACGTTCATCTCCCAGCTTCCGGCGAACGTCGGCTCGTGGCTGAGCGGGGCCGTAAGCGCCGCAGCCAGCTTCGTCGGCCGGATGGCGTCGAACGCGGTCAACGCCGGCTCCCGGTTCCTCTCGTCCATCGGCTCCTACATCTCGCAGGTGCCCGGACGCATCGGTGCCGGGCTTTCCGGCGCGATAAGCGCGGTCGGCTCGTTCGCCAGCAGCATGGCATCCGGCGCGCTTCGCGCGGGCCAGCAGTTCCTGAGCAATCTGGTCAACACGCTTGCATCCATACCGGGACGCATGGTGTCCATCGGCTCGCAGATCGTGCATGGCATTATCAGCGGCATCACGGGCAGCATCGGCAAAGTTGGCAGCGCCATTCTCGGCGGCGTGAAAGATGCCATCTCCGGCGTGAAGAACTTTCTCGGCATCCACTCGCCGTCACGCTTGTTCCGCGACCAGATAGGTCGGAACATCGGTCTCGGTCTCGCCCAGGGCATCAGCAACAGCCAAGCCGCCGTCATGTCCAGCATGAACGGCATGGCCTCGGACATCGCCTCCACACGGTTCACGACTCCCGATGTAGCCACCGGCTACGGTCTGAGCCCGACCAGAGCCTCCGTCTCGACTGGCGGCGAACCGTTATCTGGCGAACTGCTCGGCGAACTCCTGTCGGAACTGCGCGCGCTGCACGCGGATATGCCACTGATTATGGAGAAACTCGGCATCGAAGTCGATGGTCGTGAACTCGGAAGGGTGATACGAAATGCGATCGCTTAGTTATGTGTGCGCCTCGACCGGTGAGACGATCCCACTGGAAGGGCCCGATATCTGGGCTCAGACGGCGGAGGGGCTGCGCGGCCGCGAATGGTCGTACACCCTCGGATACCGGAGTCTAACCGGAGTAAGTCGCACGGCGCGCGAGGCCGAGCTTGACCTAACCTATGTCCGCTGCCCCGAGAAGGTGGATTCGACTCGCCGCCTGTTCGACGCGGACGTGGCCGCCGGAACGCCCGGCACGTTCGACGCGGACGGGTGGACGACTCGCGCCTACGTGGTCAAGGCGGAACCGCAGACCATCACGCCGGCGATAATCCAACAGAAGCTCACCGTCGTCCTGTTGGACGGCATCTGGCGCAAGGCCGGAGCCGTGCAGCACTTCTGGTTGGACGCGCTGCAACCCGGCCTCGACCTCGACTATCCGCACGATTACCCGCATGATTATCTGATGACCACTCGAAACGCTACCGCGAACAATCCCATGCCTACGGCCATGCCGTTCAAGATGGTGATATACGGGCCCGTGTCGAACCCGCAGCTCACGTTGGGAGGCAACCGGTACGCGCTCAACATGGAGATTCCGTCCGGCTCCTACGTGACCGTCACTTCGATTGCAGGCCGTCGCACCATCGTCATGACCGCTGAGAACGGAGACAAAACCAACGTGTTCGACAAAGGCCGGCGCGGAACCGGGCTCAACGGCGGCGAATACATATTCCAGCCAATTCCGCCCGGCGACAGCACCGTGGAGTGGAATGGCTTCGGTGTTGATCTGACCGTCTACGCGGAGGAAAGCGAACCGCCATGGCCGAACTGATTATCACCGACGCGCAAGGCGTCGACCGTGAAAGCGTCGCTGACTACAAGCTGGACTCCGCATGGGGTTCTGACGAAAACGATTTCGAGCTCACCGTTAGCGGCAGACTCATCGAATCCGGCAGCTACGTCTACCTTGACGGCGGCGAGTGCGGCGGCGTGGTGGACGCGCTGAAGGACTCTCTGAAACGTGGTGAATCCACCCTCACCTATTCCGGCCGCACATGGCACGGCATGCTGGCTAATAAGATTCTCGCCCCCGACTCAGGCAAGGATTATCTGACGGTTTCCGGTTCAGCGTCCTCGGTCATCGGCTCGCTCATCAGCCGCGTGGGATTGGATGCCGTGTTCGAGGCGGTGGATTCGCCTACTGCCGGCGCGCAGACCATCAAAAGCTACCAGTTCGACCGTTACGTGGATGCGTATACCGGTTTGCGGAAGATGTGCGCAGCCAACGGACTGAAACTCAAGCTCGCCTATGCGTCCGGTCAGGTCAACATCTGGGCGGAACCCATCGCGCATTACGGCGACTCGATTGATTCGGACTTGATTGATTTCGACGCGACGCGCACGTGGCGCAAGCCGAACCACATGATCGGCCTGGGCAAGGGCGATTTGGCCGCGAGAACCGTCGTCCACTGGTATGCGGACGCCAAAGGCAATGTCAGCCAATCGCAATCGCTCAGTGGCGTGGATGAGATAACGCAGGTCTACGACTACAGCTCGGCCGAGGCGAACGAACTGAACCAGAAGACACGTGAGAAGCTGCAGGAACTGCAATCCGAGGGTGATGTGAAGGTCACGGTCCGTGATGACGCGAACGTGGTGTTCGACGTTGGCGACACCGTGACGGCGCGCGACAATCTCACCGGCATCACCGTCAACGCGAGCATCACGAAGAAAATCGTCAAGGTCTCCGACGGCGTGCTGAGCGTCGATTACGAGGCCGAATAAGGAAGGGAGCCATCATGGCGCGTATCGACAACGCGACGGTCATGCAATGCGACCGTTGCGGCAGAAACAAGTGGTACAAGGACTTGACCGACCCGGATATCAAGACGTGGTACAGCGTCAACCGGTTGGACTCCACCGGCGCGGGCCACGACTACCTGTTCTGCGAACAGGATTACGCGGACTATGTGAACAAGCTCAAGGACTACGACAACAGTTTCGACAGTTGGATGCAGAACGGAGGCAAGCAGAATGGCTGAACTCGTAACAGGACACGCGGGCAAGATGCACGCGACAGCGGAGCAGGCGGCGGGATTGAACGCCGGCATCCTCGGCCTCGACGACTACGTGTTGAACGTGCACGACAAGTTCAAGATCACCGTCGTGTCCGCGAACAAGGTGACCATCGGCACGGGCGAGCTCGTCATGCAGGGCCGACACGTCAGTCAGGGCACTCCCGAAGACCTCCTCATCACGAACGGCTCACAGGGCATGAAACGTAACGATCTGGTCGTCTGCCGGTACACGAAAGGCAGTCAGTCAATCGAGTCGGCGCGACTGCTCGTGGTCAAGGGCACTCCCACCACGGGCACGCCCACGGACCCCGCGTTGAACACGACCAGCCCGTTGGATGGCGGCACCACCTACGACATGCCGTTGTACCGCATCCCGTTGGACGGCATCGCCATCGGCACGCCCGTCGCGTTGTTCAACGTGTTGAAGCCGATGAGCGACGTGTGGGATTCCCTAACCCAGACGCTTCTTATCGCGAAATTCAAGTGGCAGGACACGGGGTCGTTCGTGGCGGACAGTTACGGCGGCGGCATGAGGATCATCGTGGACCGGCGCAACCGGCTCCTGCATGTGGACCTGAGCGGTTTCCGCAGCACGGTCACAGTCAGCAACTTCTCGGTGTTCCGGTATGAGTCCGGCCCGCGTCCGTCCGAGACAATCAACCTTGGTTGCCTGTGGTCGATCCCGAACGGCAATTACGGCAAACAGGCGCGTTGGAACACGGACGGCACCATCACGGTGATCGGAGGACTGGCGAATGGTGACCGGTGCATACACACGCCTGTCACCATGCCGATACCTGACGGCGTGACATTCCGATGATCACGGCAACGGCCATGCCGCGTGAAGCAGAAACCCGCTTCCGTCCTGCGAGCCGCCGTTGTTCCTATAGTTGACATCGCCGGTTTTGCAGATGTTCACGCTCTTGTTGTTGACAGCATTGAACACGATCGGCTTGAAGCTGATATCGGTGGCGGGCCGGTACCCGACTGGGAGCGTGCCGATGTCCCCTTTTCCCCATGAGTCGCTTGCCGAGCTCTTCCAGTTGAGAGAAAGCCACGCCCACCCGTTTTTCATCATGACGGTGCACGTGCCATACTGCGCGAGATGCGCCGGCACGCAATTCACCGGCTTCGTCTGGGTTAGGGAATCCCTCAGGCTATCAAGGCTCGCTCGAAGAGGCGCTGTG